GCTCGAGGCGAAGCGTCGCGAGGCCGATGCCGAGGAGGCGGGCGCGGCGATCCCCGATGAGAAGTGGGATGCCGAAGCTATCTGAGCAGGCGCGCCATGTGATCGTCCCGCCGGGTGTGACGTCGACGGGGTGGCGGGCAGTCGAGGCGCGCGCCCGCGATTTTGGGGTGACGTTTCAGCCCTGGCAGGACGGCGCGGGCCGTGTCATCCTCGCCAAGCGCGCCGACGGCAAGTACGCGGCCACGATCGGCGGTACAGGGTTGAGCATCCCCCGCCAGGTGGGAAAGACGTTCCTGTTGGGTGCGATCGTGTTCGCTCTGGCGCTGCTGTACCCGGGCCTGACGATCATCTGGACGGCACACCTCATCCGCACGGGTGAGGAGACGTTCGGCAAGATGCAGGCGTTCGCGCGTCGTTCGAAGATCGTCCCGTACATCGACAAGGTCATCCTGGGCTCCGGCGAGGAGGAGATCCGGTTCACGAACGGATCGCGGATCCTGTTCGGCTCGCGCAAGGCGGGTTTCGGACGAGGTTTCGACGAGATCGACGTGCTGATCTTCGATGAAGCGCAGCACGTCGACGGGTCCGCGCTCGACGACATGATCCCGGCGACGAATCAGTCGCGCCAACCGACAGGCGCGCTCGTGCTGTTCGCCGGCACGCCCCCGAAGCCGAGCGACCGTGGCGAGGTCTTCACGCGCATGCGCACCGAGGTGCTCTCCGGTGAGGACGAAGACACGTCATGGATCGAGTTCGGGGCGGACCCAGATTTTCTACCGACCCCACTGCCAGGGCGGCTGACCGAGGCCGACTGGGAGCAGATCGCGAAGGCAAACCCATCTTTCCCGGCATCGACGCCACGCGAGGCGATCTTGCGGATGCGCAAGAAGCTTGGCCCCGACTCGTTTGTCCGCGAGGGGCTGGGCATCTGGGACAGCATCGCCGAGCGGCCGGACATTTTCGGCCCCGGTCTGTGGAAGGCGTGCGAGCGCCCGTTCGATGCGTCGGCGCCTCTGGCGGCCATTGGCGTAGCGGCGACGCCTGATCTCAAGGTCACTGCGATCGTCGGCGCGGGCGACCTCGACGACGGTGTGACGCAGGTGCGTCCGCTGCGTCGAAACGCTGGCCTGGGCTGGGTCGTGAAGGCGTGCCAGGACTTGCATGCCCGCCATGGGTGCGTCGTTGTCATCGATGACAAGGGCCCCGCGGCGATGCTCGTGCCGGTACTCGAGCAGGCCGGGCTACCGGTGGTGAAGCCGAGCGGCGCGGAGTTCTTCCAGGCGCACGCTTCGACATTGGAGGCGGTGCGCTCGGCGCGCCTGGCGCATGCAGGGTATCCGCAGCTGGACGCCGAGGTGGCGGGCGCCGTGATGCGTGGCGGTGACAAGACGGCGCTGGAGCGTCGCAAGGCAAACGTGGAGCTCGTCGAGGCGATGTTCCTGGCGGTGTGGCAGCTGACGAGAGTGGCGCCACCGGTGAAGCGCTCGGCGTATGAGTCGCGCGGCGTCATCATGATCTGATCGAGGGGCTGGTGATTCCGTGAGCTTCTGGGGGCAACTTCTCGGCCGGGGAGGCGGCGCGCCTGCCGGCAATGGGCCGCGCTCGCTGGTTCCCTCGCGGCACTTCTCACCGAACGTGACCTTCCTCGGCGGCGGCCCGTTCGATGGCGATGCCGCCATGATGGTGAACATCAGCGCGTGGACGAGTGCGCAGATGTGGAAGACGCAGCCGCAGCTTCGGACCGTCGTGTCGTTCCTGGGTCGCAACGTCGCGCACTGCGCTCTGCAAGTCTTCGAGCGCGTCGACGAGACGAGCCGTCGCCGCGATCGCGATTCGCCTTTGGCGAAGGCGTTGCAGCGCCCGGACGTCGACGTGACCGCCTACGAGCTCGTCTACGCGCTTGTGGTCGATCTGTGCCTTTACGACACTGCCTATTGGCTCGTCATGGATGGCGAGGACGGCACGAAGCGACTTCGCCGCCTGCCGCCGGCGTGGGTCTCTCCCGTTCTCGACGACGCGTTCACGGTGTCGAGCTACGACGTTTCGACGAACGGCGGCATCACGAACGTCCCGGCCGACCGGGTGCTGCGATTCCCCGGATTCCACCCGATGGACCCGACGGGGTGTTCGCCGACGATCGAGGCGCTCAAGGAGACTCTCCAGGAGCAGATCAGCTCGGCGCAGTATCGCAATCAGGTGTGGAAGCGCGGTGGCCGCGTGTCGGCGGTCATCAAGCGCCCCGAGGGCGCGCCGGAATGGACTCGTGAGCAGGCGTCACGGTTCAAGGAAGACTGGAACGCCAAGTTCACCGGTAGCGGCCCAGGCGCCGGTGGCACGCCGCTGCTCGAGGACGGCATGAGCCTCGAGCGCGTCGACTTCAACGCTCGCGAGCAGGAGTTCGTGGAGGGCGCGAAACTCGCGTTCAGCACAGTTGCGAGCGCCTACCACGTCAACCCGACGATGTTGGGGCAGAACGACTCTGCGAACTACTCGAACGTCGTTGCGTTCTCCCGGATGCTGTACGTCGACACCCTTGGGCCGATGTTCGCGCTCATCGAGGATCGCATCAACACCTTCCTGCTGCCGATGCTCGGCATGGACGGGACGCGTTTCTACGCCGAGTTCAACATCGACGAGAAGATGCAGGGCGACTTCGCGTCCGAGGCCGCGGCGATGAGCTCTGCCGGCGGCGGGCCGTGGATGACGCGTAACGAGCTCCGCGCGCGCAAGAACCTGCCAGCTGTCGAGGGCGGCGACGCACTGGTGACGCCGCTGAACGTGACCGAGGGCGGCCAGGCATCGCCGCGCGATTCGGGCAGCCAGAACGACACGGGTGCCGATCCCGAGCCGCCGAGGCCGCCGAAGTCTGGGGATGTAGCGGCCCTGCTGGAGCGAATGGAGCGTGTCGTGAAGTCGCGGCGCGGCGCCGGCGTTCAGTGGTGGGACGCAAAGCGATGGGAGCGCGAGGCGGCCGATGTCGTCGATGCCCCGAGCGAATTCGTGGATGACGTCGGTCGCGCGCTGGCCTCAGATGCGGACACGGACAGGACCTTCGAGCGCCTGAGGGCGCGCTACGCCGAGGAGCGGTGACATGGAAACCAAGCAGGCGCTGACGCCGTTCAAGGTAAAGGCTGCGGGCCCCGATGATGGCCTGAAGGAAGGCGAGTTCGAGGGGTTCTGCTCCGTCTTCGGGAACAAGGACTCCTACGGGGACATCGTGCAGCCGGGCGCTTTCACGCAGTCGCTCGAGGAGTGGGATGCCAAGGGAGACCCCATCCCCCTCCTCTGGGGCCACGACCTCGAGGATCCGTTTTCGAACATCGGTGTGATCTCGAAGGCCGAAGAGGTCGAGAGCGGCCCGAAGCGCGGCCTGAAGGTTCGTGGAATGTTCGACCTAGACAACCCGAAGGCGCAGCAGGTCTACAAACTCGCCAAGGGGCGACGCACGACGGGCATGAGCTTCGCCTACGCGGTGCGCGACGCCGAACAGAAGGACGACGGCAACCACCTCAAGAACCTCCACATCTTCGAGGTGAGCATCGTGCCGATCGGGGCGAACCCCGAGGCGGGCGTGCTCGCCGTCAAGGCTTTCGCCGACACGATCGCGGACGGCGTCAAGGCCGGCCGCACTCTGTCCGCGAAGAACGAAGCCACGCTGCGTGACGCAGCGAAGGCCATCGAAGACGTCCTCGCTTCACTTGGCGGGGATTCCACAACCCAGGAGCCCAAGGCCAGCGACAACGCTGACGCCAAGGCCGGTGACCGTGACGAAGAGCCCCACGAGGCCAAGTCGCGTGAGCCCGTCGAAGAGCCGAAGTCGCACATGTCGCCCGTCGAAGCCCTGGCAGCCCAGATCAACATCTACGCGCTCAAGGGCGCGGGAAGGGGTTCACGATGAATCTCGAAGAGCAGCGCGCTGCCACGCTGAAGGCGGCGCAGGAGATCGTGGACGGCGCGAAGAGCGCCGGACGCGACATGACGTCCGAAGAGGTCGTCGACGTGAACAAGAAGTTCGCGGAGATCGACGACCTCGACGCCAAGATCAAGGCCGCTGACGAGTCGCAGCGCATCGCGTCGCGCATCGGCGATCTTGCCGGCGCCAAGGGCGTGAAGGAGCGCGGTGAGGACGTGGCTACGTCGCTCGGTGAGCACTTCGCGAAGTCGGTCGGCGCGCAGGGGTTCGCCTCGTTCAAGGCGGGCGATCGCCGTACGGTCGCCGCGCCCGAGTTCAAGGCGGCCACTGACGCGCAGTCGACGCCGGGAGTCTTCTCCCCCGTTCTGACGCAGGTGGACACCAACATCGTGCGCGGCTGCCGGCGCCCGTCGGTGTCCGACCTGCTCGGAACAGGGACGCGGACTGGTAACGCGGTCACGTACTTCGTCGAGAACCCGCTGATCGACGGCGG